CATTATTCCACCAGAACCCGAACTATCTTTTTGATACAACATGGCCCTTCGGGGCCATTTTTTATTGGGACTCAATTTTTTAATAATTTTACTCAAAAATACCTAAATACTTCAATATGATACCTGGGGCAATTATGCTATTACGCGAATTATTAGAAGGATTTACCTTTAAACCATCGGAATTTATTGAAAAAACTGGAAAAACTGAAGATATAAATTTTGATTTAGCAGAAGATATCGCCTTCTTCATGATGAATGATGATTCTTCATTTAGGCAACATATTGCTCCGGTGTTTATCAATAAACCAAATAGTAACGATTATGGAATATTCGCAAATAATATAGATGCTGGATATACCATGTACCGAAAAAAATATCCCATACGTAAATTACCCACCGAATTACCGAATGACACAAAACGAATGGTTTGTAAATTGATCTATGATCGCATGTTTAACTCAGACAGCGAAGACCTACCATGAAATTACGCGAATTACTTACGTCAACATATATTCCAGTATATGAAATGAACACTGCCAAGAAACCCATGAATCCAGCAGTTCGGCGTTCATTGCCCAATTTAAATAGCTATGAATATCTAAACAATAATAATCATCCTTATATGGCATACCGATTTGGAGTAGCATTGGCCGGTAGCCCCAATGATAACATGTACCCTAAAGGACCCATCGGGAGTGATTTGGCAGTGGCTAGCTATACTGATGGAGATGAAACCATTCGTAAAGCCGCAGAAAAAGTAATCGGGGTAACAAGTACCAAGCACACTACATCAAAAAGCCAAGAATTATCGGATACCAATACTACTAGTCCAGTTCGCCCCCCATCCCGAAATAAACACGGAATATGATTAAACAATATAGAATAACTAGCGCCGATATAACAAACTCATCACCGGATGATTGTTATATCGCCCCCGATGATCCTATTCATTCATTAATGGCAACCAGCCTCGTGGGTGGGATAGGAAGCGAAGCCGCACTTGCTGCGTATAATACCCCTCCGTTTCCCACGGCTCCCATCATTGATAAAGGGGCGATTCAACGCAAGCATAATATTAAACCAGGAACCCCAGAGTGGTTTAGACTTTGGTTCTGTCGTACCGAACTCACTGGAGAAACCCCGCATGATGATTTATGAAATCATATATGAAACCGCCACGGCGGGTGCCACTAGCACAGCAAATATGGCAATCGGAGTAACCGCCCCCAATAAGTCAAACACCAATAGAAAGAAACGTTCAAAAAATGCGCTAGATTCAAATGTTTCACTATTTACCGGCGCTCCTATCCCATCACAAAATTTTATAAAACGATGAAGGCACTCAATTTTGTACAATGCCGGATAAATACAATAACAATATGGAGTTAACGATGTTTAACGATACAGAACATGAAACAGGATTAGATATATCCGACACTTTTCCACCCAATGAAATCGATGAAGATGCCGCAATCATCAAAGCCGATCTTCAAAAAATAATCAGATATAGTACCAAATTGAACGATAGGATCAATGATGGTGATTCAATCGATGGATGGATTCAAGCAAAAATAGTAAAAGCCGCTGATTATATTGCCAGTGTATACCATTATTTTGAATTTGAAATGGAATTAAATCACGTCGGACAAAAAATTGAAAATAGTGACTTTTATACCGAGGATCAAAAAGCAATCCTCCGTGCAAAATTGATAGAAGGCCGTAGTATCCTTGCTGAACTCAAAATTAAAACGGCACAAAAACTTTCTGAATTAACAGAAACTCCAAAATCCGTCAAATTTGGACGAAAACGAAAACGTCTTGGTGCCCCTAGCTTTAAAACGGCATCCCGTAAGAAGGCCACCGGATTACGAAAATTCAAAAAGTTTACCTCATCTAGTGTTGAAGAAAGCGCAAGTGTGGCTTCGACTTCATCCAGTGATATCCCAGTAACTACACAAAAAATGGTACCAACGCAAAAAGCGGCCAGCGCATTTTGGAATACTGTGAAACAAGAAGCAAAAGATGCACTTGATAATCAAAAACCGTCAACCGGTTCCGATGATGTTTTCTATGGCGAAAAATGAACAACCATTAAAACAAGATGAAGTACAAAAGATGCTAAGTACCTTGACCAAACCAAAACATGATCCTACCTTGGGTATGGCAAAACCATACACGCATGCTCCATTAGCACCAAGCCCTGCAAAACCAAAACCAGCATCTACTACTCCTTCTAATACCAACTTATTAGAGGATGCCAACAACGCATTGTCTGATATTCGTACACTGGCAGGCGTTAAGTAATGGACATGAAACATCTGATTCAACAATTAGATTCATTATCTCATCAAGAATCAGCGATTATTAATGAGGGGGTGTCATACACGACACACCTCATTAATACCATTATGCCGCAATCGGATCGTCCAAGTATTCAACGTAATTCAATTACTAAATATTTACCAGCCGCTGAAGAAAAGGTAAATACACAATTACAGCAACGTAAAGAACGCATCAAAACACAAGCCAAAACAATTGCAGAACAACTTTCGCCCCCCACTTCGGTGGTTGATAAAGTAGATACTGTAGTATTAGATGTCCCATTGTTTATTCGACTATTGGAATATGCTAAAGAAGATGCAAAGTCGGATATGGATTTGCATAATGTGGCTGCCAATGCCATTAAAATAAACAAATCCAGCCCCATATTGGATATGGACGTATATGATGCGATCGTTACTCCTCGTAAAATGACTTGACATATCGTGTACGATATTTTATACTACAGTCTTGATGGAGTAAACACATGGGAAATCGATCCTACGGGCCAGAAGAAAAGGCCAAATTAGAAAAATTAATTGGGGAAGGGTCTACCGTTCTCCAAGAAATTGAAGACCTCCAAGCGGGGTTGAAAGAAACGGTCAAGGCCGTTGCAGAAGAATTGCAAATAAAACCTGCTATTATCAATAAAGCAATTCGCATAGCCCATAAAGGAACATGGGAAGATAATAACAGTGATTGGTCAGAAATTGAAGCTATATTAGATATTACCAAACATATCTGATCCAATTAATAAACGTTGGTATGTGCAAGCCTCAAGTTGCACAAGGAAAACAATATGTCATACGTAGATGCATTCCATGACTGGAAAGCAAATGTTATTCGCGTGGTTGAACGAAATAGCAATCAAGAACGGGTAATTCAAACCTACCCAGCCAACCATACCTTTTACGTAGAAAACCCCAAGGGAAAATATCGGTCCATCTACGACACCCCCCTCATAAAAATAAAATGCAAATCTCTTCGAGAAGTTCGTGCTAAAACCGAAGAATATCCCAATGCAGCCATTTATGAATCAGACCTAAATCCAGTATTTGTATGCCTTTCTGAACATTATATTGGACTCCCCGCTCCTAAACTCAATGTTGCATTTTGGGACATCGAAACCGACTTTGACCCCATTCGTGGTTATTCTTCTCCAGAAGAAGCATTTCTACCTATTACCGCAATTTCAATCTACCTTCAATGGTTAAACCAATTAATTACATTGGCGGTCCCTCCCAAGACACTTACAATGGAGCAAGCCAAACGGGCCATTGCTGAATTTCCAGATACCTACCTATTCAATAACGATGCCCAATTACTCGACGTATTCTTATCGCTCATTGAAGATGCTGATGTACTTAGCGGATGGAATTCAGAGTCGTACGATATGCCATTTACTGTTAACCGTATCACCCGAGTGTTAAGTAAGCCAGATACCACCCGGTTGTGCTTGTTAAATCAATATCCCCGTACTAAACCAATTATAAAATATGGTAAAAAAGAAACTGCGTATGAGTTAGTCGGTAGAGTACACTTAGATAGTTTAAACCTGTATAAAAAATACACATATGAAGAACGGCATAGTAATAGTCTTGATGCCATCGCACAATATGAATTACAGGAACAAAAAGTGCCATATCAAGGAACACTAGATGATCTGTACAATAAAGATTTTCCAAAGTTCATTAAATACAGTAGGCAAGATACCGCTATTCTACATAAGCTTGATCGTAAATTGCAGTTCATCGATTTAGCAAATCACATTGCACATGATAATACAGTATTATTACCAACCACGCTAGGAGCGGTTGCTGTTACTGAGCAAGCCATTATTAACGAAGCGCATAGCCGTGGAATGCGTGTCCCAAATCGTAAAGTAAAAGAACTAAAATTCGATGAGGAAATAGACCCAAATGAAGACACCCATGCAGCAGCAGGAGCATATGTTGCACACCCCAAAGTAGGGTTACATGATTGGGTGGGGGCGGTAGACTTGAAATCATTGTATCCAAGCGTACTACGCGCCCTAAACATGGGACCTGAAACCATCATTGGACAATTGCGCCAAACCGCCACAGAACAATACATACAAACCCGCATAAATGCTGGAATGTCATTCGCCGCCGCATGGGAAGGGATTTTTGGTTCATTAGAGTATACTGCACTCATGAACAAAGAACCCAATACTATGTTATGGATCGATTGGGCAAATAACGAAAGCACCCAAATGACCGCCGCCAATGCATATAAACTAATATTCGAATCTAATCTCCCATGGATTATCAGCGCCAATGGTACTATTTTCACCCACGAAAAAGAAGGGGTAGTGCCAGGATTACTTAAACGCTGGTATACCGAACGTGAACATATGCAAGCCACGAAAACATTATGGATAGAATTCGATGCGGGAATTTCAATTCCCGATAAATTGGCGCAAAAGCTTTCAGCCGCATTAGCCGAGATACAATAATGTTAGATATTCATCTTCTAAAACAACTCATTGCTGAAGAAAAAGTAGTAGCATTAGCTCAACTAATGAATGAACATCAACTTTGCCTTAATAATAATACAATAACTGGCAATGCCCAACATACAGCAGCAGCCATTGAGTATTGGGATAAACGGCAACTTGTTAGAAAAATCCAGCTTAATTCGCTTTATGGGGCCATCCTTAATGCAGGATGCCGATTCGAAGATAAACGAATCG